GTCAGATGAAGTTAACTATGATGTAAGAACAGGAAAACAATTTTATTTCAAAGAAATAAATAATGACTAAAGTAAAAACACAAGACAACACATGGAACATTTCATAGCAGATGATGACCTTCCAATTGAACCACCAAGAAAGAAACCTGGTAGACCAGTTGGAAGTCACAAGAAAAGAATGAATGATGCTGAACGAAAAGCATTTATCAACGAATCAATTAGGGTTGTATTAGATGGTCATCTATCTTATACAGACTATGTAGATTTTTGTAAGACAAGAGAATTATCAGCACCCCAAGCAAATGAGTATTGGTTAAAGATATGGGCTGTAATCAAGAAGAAGTTTGAATTGGAGAAAGACAAACTAATTCTTAAACATCTTCAAAAGTATTGGGATGTATATGAACAAGCGAAGAACAACGGAGATATGGGGAATGCAAGACAAACCCTCAATGACATTGCGAAGATGCAAGGATTGAATGAACCAGATAAAGTGCATGTTACAGGGACATCAATTAAATTAAACTTCGGGGAGACAGAATGATAGACATTAGAACGGGTGATTGTTTTGAATTAATTAAAGACCTACCAGATAACTCTGTTGATTTAGTTATCACATCCCCACCATATGCCGATATTGTCAATTATGGTAAAGATATTTCAATTAAGAAACCAAATGAATATTGTGATTGGTTATTACCTCTATTCAACGAGATATACCGAGTTCTAAAACCAAGTGGTAGTTTCATACTTAACATCAACGATAATTGTTCTAAGGGGTTAAGAAACCCATTCATTTACGAATTAATCTATAGAAGTCAAAAGGAAACCAATATGAAGTTCTATGACACATACATCTGGCATAAGATGAATGGTATACCAAATGGGTCAACAAAAAGATTTAGAAACAACACAGAGTTTATATTTCATTTTGTTAAGAACCAGAAGGAGTTGAAGTTCCATATGGATAGAGTATTACAAGAACCAAAAGAAGAAACCCAAAAAAGTATAAAATATCTAACAGGTTCAACTAATAAAACAAAAGAAGGTTATGTATTACCAAATAATAAAAGGGAATTACCTGAACTAGTTAGACCTGATAATGTATTTAGATTCCCGACAGCAGGAGCATCAAGAGACAATCATATTAAACACCCCGCTCCATTCCATAAAGATTTACCAACATATTTCATTAACTTACTAACAGATGAAGGTGATGTTATACTTGATGTATTCAGTGGAATAGGAACCACAGGATTGGGGTGTGAGAATAGAGATTATATTGGGTTTGAGATGAATGAGAAATATGCGGAATTCTCAAAGAAAAGATTGATGGGTGAAGAACTTGAACAATGGGTTGTATGTCAATATGACATGGATGATAACTTTATTGCTTGTTATAAAAATAGGGATGAAGCATCTAGAGCCACTGGTATTGAGTCAGGTGATATAATGAGAACCTACAACAGAACCAAGTTTGAAAGTAGGGGTGGATTTAAATGGAAACTTGTTAACCCTAGAATTTATCAATATGATATGAATGATAAACTTGTTGGGATTTATCAATATTGGAGTGAGGTATCAAAAAAATATAATGTTGATACTGAAAGTTTAAGGGTTGATGGTGCTATGATAAGATTGAATGGTTATATCAATAAACTTGGTTATAAATGGAAATTAGGTGAAGAATTGGAACAATGGTTAGTATGTCAATATGACATGAATGATAACCTAATAGCATGTTATAAAAATAGGGATGAAGCATCCAAAGCGACTGGTGTAGAGTCAGGTGATATAATGAGAACCTACAACAGAACCAAGTTTGAAAGTAGAGGTGGATTCAAATGGAAACTTGAACGAAATGATATTATCAACCAGTATGATTTAGAAGGTAATTTTATTCAAACATTTAATACACTATTAGAGATTGAAAACTACTTTGGAAAACCTTGTGTGAATAACATTAAGAATATCTTAAGGGGATATAAAAGAAACTTTACCCTATGGGATTTTGAATGGAAATTAGAACAAAGATTAAATGATTAAAACAATATCAGTTCAAGGATTTACACCTCATCCAAAACAAAAGGAAATAATAGATGCCTGTTTAGATGAGAATGTTAAATACATTGTTGCCAATTGTGGTAGACAGGTAGGTAAGTCGTTTCTCGGTATTAACATTATATTGAAATGGTTATTAGAAGATAACAATTCAATTGGAATGTGGGTAGCCCCAATCTTCGCTCAATCCAAAAAGGTATTTCAAGAACTAGCATTATCATTAGCAAGTTCAGGTCTTACAAAGTCTGTCAATAAGTCAGATTTAACAATCACATTCATCAATGGGTCAATAATGTATTTTAGGTCAGCTGAGAGAGAAGATAACCTTCGGGGTAATACATTGACTTACCTTGTGGTAGATGAAGCGGCATATATCAAGAATAATGTGTGGAGTGAAGTATTAAGAGCAACCATCTTGGTTAAGGGTAAGAAGGTATTATTCTTATCCACACCCAAAGGAAGGAACTGGTTTTATGAAATGGCAATGAGAGGAGATAGTGAAGAATATCCACAATATAAAACAATTAAAGCATCATCATTTGATTCCCCATATATTAGTGAAGAAGAACTAGTTGATGCAAAGAACTCATTACCTGATGGAATATATCGTCAAGAGATATTAGCTGAGTTCTTGGATGATGGTGGGGAAGTGTTCTCATCATTGGAATTAACCAGTGTGTTAAGTTCATATCCCCCATTTGTATCAAATGAGAAGTATTATGCAGGATTGGATGTCGGTAGAGCAAATGACTATACAGTATTAACCATTCTAAATTCAAATGGTGATGTTGTTAACATATACAGACAAAGACAAAACTCGTGGAACATCATTGTTTCAGAAGTTGTTAAAGTATTAAAAACCTATAACGCCAGATGTATAATTGAGATTAATGGAGTTGGTGACCCCGTGTATGAACAGATTAAAAAACAATATTCAAATGTGGAACCATTCGTTACAACAAATGACTCAAAACAAAACATCATTGAAGATTTAATTATGACGATGAATGAGGATAAGATTAAGTTACCCTCTAAAGAACTCAATCCTGACCTCTACAAGGAGTTAAGTGCTTTTACATACGAATACTCACCCAAGACAAGAAGAGTTAAATACGGAGCTCCTAATGGATTTCACGATGATATGGTAATGAGTCTAGCAATGGCGAATGAATGTTTAAAAAAGAAAATAAACTACGGGAAGTATGTCGTTAGATAATGTGTATAAAAAAATTAAAAAAGATATTTTAAAGTAGTATGGAGAAACAATATGTTAAATACAAAGGGAAGAGTTACCTAATCAATGAACCAACTATTGAAGATTGGGCAAGGATTATGGTTCTTCAAGAATGGAGTGATGAGAGAGAGTTCTCAACCATATTGTTATCACAGATAACAGGACTATCTCAAGAGGAAATTGAAAACGCTGATTACCAAGAAATTTTAGATGCTGCACAGACCATCTCAAAGTATTTCTTACACGATAGTACAGAGTTTAAAAATGAGTTTGAGTTTAATGATAAGAAGTATAAATTTTTAGATTTACCAAACTTAAAGTTCGGGGAGTTCATTGATATAGATGGATTCTTAACCAAGCCAGTTGTTGAGAAGAAGAAGGAGATGAACTTGCTTATGGCAATGTTATATCGTGAGGTTGATGAGGATGGAAACTATCTACCATATGATTCAAGTAAAGTTCAACTAAGAGCTGAAGAGTTTAAGAAACTACCAGTGAAGTATGTGAATGGAGCATCAAGTTTTTTTTTGCGTTTAGGAAAAATATCACAAGGAAATATGACGCTCTCTTTTTGGAGCAGAGTGAAGATGATGATGAAGATGATTTATCTGTCCGTGAAGTTTCTTCTTTTAATAAGTTTTGGGGTTGGTTTGGGACTCTTGTTACACTGGCGAACGAAGATATCACGAAGATTGACGAGATTACTCAATACCCGTTAATATTTGTATTGAACTATTTATCATATAGTAAAGACTTAGGAGACATAAGAACGAGAGAACTACAAAAACAAAAAATGAAATATAAAGTATAGAGTATGGCAAACGCAGTAGGATATTATAATTTTAAAAAGATAGTTGATTTACTTAAACAACTACAAACATATCACGAACAACTTCAAGGTTGGGGTATCGGTGATGTTAATCAATTAATCTATTACACAGAGGAAAGATTAAAGGTTGATAATACCGAACAAAATTATGCACCATATTATCCATTGATGTGGGTTATGCCAGAAGATGCGACAACTGATGGTAGACAAACTGTATATACATTCAACATAATGATTATGGACATTCTTAATACCAAGAACTTTGATGTTGAAACAGATATATGGAGTGATACCTTAGACATTCTAAAAGATGTTATAGCTCAATTAAAATATGCAACAGGAATGGAATGTTATTGTAACTTGGATATTGATTATCCTGTTCAAATGACTCCATTCAGTGAGTCCTTTGATGACTATGTGTCAGGTTGGACTGGCAAAATAAGTTTAAGAGTACCTGATGCGATTGATAGATGTGACGCACCATATGCTACTTTCCCACCATGTGATAATAATTCAGGACAATAATGGCAGAAGAAGTTGTATATACTGAATATCAAAAGGCAATGATAGTATTCGCCAAGAAGTTTCAAGACACACTTAAAGCTTCATTGGTAAAACCATATCCATTTGCACCAGGTTATAATAAAGAACGTAGAGCGTTTGGTATTAGAAATATGAAGTCTAAGACTGGTAACTTGTATAATAGTATTCAAGTTAAGTTTGATTCATCATCTGATACCATTGTTGTTAGTATGTTAGATTACTGGCAAAATGTTAACGATGGTAGAAAGCCAGGTAAGTATGTTCCAATTAAACCATTAATGGATTGGATTAGACATAAAGGATTTAACAAGAATAAGAAGACTGGTAAGTTTCAAAAGTTTAACATTAAAGGAATGGCATTTGCGGTTAGTAAGAATATACAAAAGTTTGGTATCTCCCCAACTAACTTCTATGATGATGCATTTGTTGACTTCATTGAAGACTATGAGAACGGACCATTGATGGCATTGGGTGTTGATGTTCAAGACTTCTTTGCAAAGATAATAGACCCAACAAACAAATAAGAAAATGAGTATTATAATAAATGTAAATCAATCACCACTAACTATAACTCCATCAAATGCGGAGCATATATATACATTATCTTCAACAGGATATACTTTATCAAACTTCAAGTATCTTGTTGACATATACTTTAAACCACAAGGTTTAAACGAACAATTGGTATCACGACTTAAAGTGGCACCAAACACTTATGGTAAAGCCATAATGGATGTTAGTGAAATCATTAGAACATTCTTAAACGGCAATCCAAGATTTTCAGGGCAAACATACCCTTATCTAAATTATGTTGCAGATGAAAATAGTGTTATTACTTTAGCCGACGCTCAAACAACAAGAGAATACAATGGTCACAATTTATGGTTCTCAGGAACACCAAACGCAAACCTTACTCAATTATGGCATGTTGCCCAATATAGATGTGTTGTTGGTTGTGAGTATACTTCAGGTAGTTCAATTGTAACAGATATAGTTTTAAATGCATCTTATCAACCTGATTATGTTACCATATTTCCTGGTGTTGATAACTCATTAATTCCTGAACCATTCTTACCTTATGGAACATTGGGTAGTGGTTATACTGGTTCTGCTAACTTCTTCCAAGTAGATAATCAAGGATGGTATTACTATGATTTATTTAGACATGTATATCAAAGACCTGGTGCGACAGAATGTCGTAACTACACTTACAATAATGTGACTGGATTACCAATTCAAATTACATATAATACATGTGATTATGTTCAAGAGACTATTGTTGTAAGTGCAACTTCTAGCACTACTTTTTGTGCATTAGAAGGTACAATTGTAATAAATTATAGTGGATGTACCTGTGATTCATATGATATTGAAAATAATTTAATAATGTCTGCAACAGTATTTTGGACTGATTGTTCAGGAAATATTCAAAGCACAATATTAACATCTTCAGAGGGTATTCAAACATGTGCATGTAACGGAAGTGTATATTCTGAACCCGCAGGTGTAACTATAACTAACTTAGGTAATTGTGGTGGATGTGTTTGTAAGGCATATGATGTTGTAAATGATGGAATTATGAGTGGAACAACAATTTGGACAGATTGTGATGGTATACTTCGTAGTAGAATATTAGCATCGTTAGAGGGATTCTCAACATGTGCTTGTGAAGGAAGTATATATTCTGATGAAGTTCCTTTAACAATAACTGATTTAGGTTTTTGTAATACAGATAGTTCATTAACTGATAATGGAATTTGTGAAGGGTATAATCCTGTTAAAGAATGTCCTGGTCCACAAGAGTTTACGAACGCAGCAGGTCAAACAGATTGTGTTGTTACTCAAGCTGATGGTCAATCATTTACAAATGTTAGACGTAGAATGCATCACCCTGATTGTCCAATGATTGTATCGTTTTTAAATGGTAAGAATGACTACTTTACAAATGATATATATTCAATAGCAGTTAGAGGAGCATTAAATCATGGCGACCCATATACATATTCAGCTGAGTGTCAGAATAGAACATCTACCCCAATACCTACAGTTGAAGAACCAGTCAACTCAACATTTAAGATGTTGAACTTCTATCTACCATATAACGTAACATCGGGAAATACATTAAATGCAATCCCAACCAATGCTCAGAAAGTTTGTTTCTATGGAACATCATATGATTCAAACCGAAATAATAGATTGAATATGGCAAGTGCCACAACTGAGATATTGGAATATTGGATTCAACCATATGATTGTATCAACGAACCAGTTCATATCTTATTTATGAATGGTAGGGGTATGTGGGATACATATACATTTGGTAAAAAGAACACCAAAAAGATTACATTAGAAAGAAAAAAATACCAACAAGAGAGTTCATTAGACAAACAATTTTATGCAAGAGGTTCATCAGATAGAGGTCAAAAGATTTTTGAACAGAATGCAAGTTATAGTTGGGATTGTAACACTTGGTTTATGGACCAAGCGGATACCACAATTATGGAAGAGATATTTATGTCTCAGGATGTATTTATTATTACAGGTACAACCATCCCCGCTCAATACTGTCAATCTTGTTTAAACGAGATTAGGCTATACCAACACTTAATTCCTGTTATAGTTAAGCAAACAGATTTTGTTGAGTATCAAAAACAATATCAAAAAATATATCAATATAATTTAACACTTGAATTTGGAAGTGTTAAGAGATTTAGAACACAAGGATAATAGATGGGATTACAGATTAGAACATACGTTAACGGAGAACAAAAATACCTTGACCTATATGGTAATGAGGATGTAACAATAGATGTTTCATTCGCTGAGATACAAGATATTACAAAGAGAAACTCAGCATTCACTCAAGAGTTTAAAATCCCTGGTAGCAATAACAATAACGAAATATTCAATTACTTCTTTGAGATTAATTCGGTCCCATTAGATTGGAATCCGAAGAGAAAATTTGAAGCAGCTCTTATTTATGATGGTTATGAAATATTCAATGGTAATATCAGATTGAATATGGTTACCATTGATGTTAGAGAAAAAATCTATTCTGTTACCTTTTATTCATCGGTAGGGGACTTAGCCTCAAACATTGGTGATAAAGCCTTATGTAATGTTAATACTAGTTCATTAGACCATAGTTTATATAATGAAGAAGTTGCGGATAGTATATGGCTTGACCCATCTTTACATTCTATAGAATATCTTTCAGCTAATTCATCACCGAGTTATATTTCATTGATAAATACTTCTATACCTAATTGGAATAATCCGATATCAAGAGGAGATGTTCAATATATTATAGGTCAAAGAGGATATGATTATACTGGTAACACATTTGGAACCATAAGAGATATTAACACGAATCAAACTCCTATATTAGAATTTTCAGGTACACCAGGATTTTTTGATAATCAATTCACTCCACTTAGTTTACCTTATTTAATACCTTCAATTAGAGTAAGAAAGTTATATGAATTAATTGTTAATCAAGCTGATTATCAAATTGAAAGTTATTTTTTTGATAGCGATTATTTTGGTAGATATTATTTACCATTATCTTTTAACACGGAGTCACCATTTATGGCTCAATCAGTATTATACGATTATCTTAGTATAAATTTAAGTGGTGATACTTTAGCTGGTGGAGGAGATTATCTTGATGTGGCTTATCTCGGTCCAGCTAATAATGAATTTTTTTTTAAATCTAAAGAGTTAATTAAAGATAATCTTGGTATAAATCCTGTTAACCCCGCAAATTATCCAACAAAACTCACCTTATCTGCCATATCTGATTATCTTTTTGCATTACCATTAGCGCCAAATAATCCAATTCAATTAAATGTTGAATTTGATTGGCAATATAACCTACCTGCCAATCCAACTGGTTCTACATTTCAACTTATTGGTGAAGTTAAATTATATGAATACCTTAACAATACAGGAACAACTCTAACATCGGGTGTACCAGAATCACCAATTAATATATTTGTTAATACAACATTAGGTCCACAAACGGGAACCACAAATACAACTTTTAGTATTAATGCTATACAGAATTTTGGAAATGGAACATCATTACAATTTACAACAGTTGATTGGTTTATAACAGGAACAACAGGAGCAACTGTAACAAGAATGAAAGTTTCAACGGTAAATAAAGTACCCGTATTACCATTGACAATTGAGTTATACAAAGAGATGAGTTGTGACCAAAAACAAATTGAGTTTATTCAAAATGTAAATAAAATGTTTAACTTGGTTGTTGTTCCACATCCGTTTAAACCAAAAACATTAATCATTGAACCTATTGTAGATTGGATTGGTAAAGGACAACAATTAGATTGGACTGATAAAGTTGATTATAATAGCCCTCAAACTTTAAGACCAACAACAAGTATTATTAATGGTAGTATCTTTACCGCAAATAAGATAGATAAAGATTTTGTTAACACTCAATATAATACCAAATCAAATAAAATCTTCGGTCAGAACATTATTGATTTGGGAGTTGATTATAAAAATTCCACAATTCCTTTGACTCAAACTTTGGGTCAAAATACGGATTATTATTTGAATGCCAGTGGTAATACGAATATAGCATTACCATGTTATTTTGTAACTAAAGAAAATAATAATAATGGAAGGTCAGTATTTGAATATAGACCATTCCGTTCATTACCAAGAATGGTATTTAAATCAGTTCCAATTGCGAGTGGTAATACTCGTCAAGGTCCAGTATCTTATAGATATGCTTTTGGAAATAACCCATTTACAACACTTGGATTTGTCGCTATGGGTGATTTACAAAATGTTAATAGATTAACAACATATCCATTTGCTATATCAGGATTCTCACATTATACAACATACGATGCTTCAACAAAATTTACAGATGATGAGTTAGTGTATCCTGAAGTTGAAACTCAATACGACAGATATTATAGAGATTATATTGATGATTTAACATCAGAGGAAAATAAGATTTATACTTGTAAAATGTATTTAACGCCATGGGAAGTTTCTAATTTATATGCTAATGAAGTAATCTTTATTAAAAATGCTAAATTCAGAATCAATAAGATTAATAATCTATCATTAATTGAACCTAATATGTGTGATGTGGAGTTAGTTAAACTTACAATAGATTATACCCCAACTCCTACATTGTTCTATGACTTAATTAGTTGTGATGATAATTGTGATATTATCCATTCCAATACGGATTTGAATTATCTATTATGGGCGTTTGAAGGTAAATATGTTGATTTGGTTATTTATTTTGATACACCAACCTCAATAATAAAAAGATTTAAAGTTATTAGAACGGATTATAATCAAGATTATACCTATGAAAATGTTTATTTTGATATTGATGTAACTGTTAATGGAACAAATCCAAATGATTATAATGTGTTTTGGAATTATAGTGTGTTTAGCGCATGTACTGGTTCAACTCAAACTCATACATTAAATCCTTATAATGACTTTACTGGTACAACATATGAATGTATTGATGTGTATGTTGAAAATACAGGTGCCACAGAGTCGGTATTCACATATATAGATTGTATTGGTTCAACTCAAACTTATATCTTAAGTGCTGGTGGGGATGTTAATATTTGCGGTCTTTATAACTCATTTGAAGGAAATGGATTTATATTCTGTCCTGAGATTATTAACCCAATCATTTGTTAATGGTATTTAGCGCCCATATTCTAATATTTAATATTTACTAATAATGAGATATACTCCAACTCCTACTTCATCAAATACACCAACACCAAGTAATACTGCGACGGTTACCCCAACCAATACACCGACAGGTACTTCATGTCCAACAACACCGACTGCAACTCCTACAAATACAGTAACACCAGGATTATCACCGACCGCAACTCCTACAAATACATTAACACCAACTAATACACCAACTCCATCTACTACTTCTGTTACACCAACTGTTACTCCAACCCCTACTGTTACTCCTACTAATACGGTAACTCCTACTAATACTGAAACACCAGGATTAACACCTAGTAATACACCAACTGTAACTCCTACTAATACATCAACTCCTACTGAAACTCCTACTAATACTCCAACCCCTGAAGCAACTCCTACAGAAACTCCAACCCCTACTATAACACCAACCATTACGCCAAGCCCACCATGTGTATGTATTGCTTATAGCGTTCTTAATGACGCCATGTTTGGAAATATGACTGTAAATTTTATAGATTGTAATGGTAACCCTCAAACTTTTACAGCACCCGCTGGAGAGGGAGTATCAATCTGCGCATGTGAAGGAAGTGTAACAACATCAGGTGGAGTACCTGTAATAATTCCACTTGGACCTTGTGGTAGTTAAAACAAATTATTAAGAAATGGCGAGATTTTATATAACATTAACACCAAGTAATACACCGACTAATACTCCGAGTAATACTCCAACTGGTACTCCATGCCCTACCTTAACAAGTACACCAAATGTATCTGCGTCTAATACACCTACACCTACAAAGACCCCTACTGTAACTCCTACACCTACAAAGACTCCTACCAATACTCCTACTAATACTTCTACTGTAACCCCAACCAATACTTCTACGAGTACATTAACACCAACTCCGACTAATACTGAAACTCCTACTAATACACCTACTGTAACCCCTACTGAAACTCCTACTAATACACCTACTGAAACTCCAACCAATACGCCTACTGAAACTCCTACTAATACCCCTACTGAAACTCCAACCAATACGCCTACTGTAACCCCTACTAATACTTCTACGGTTACACCTACCAATACTGAAACTCCTACAAGTACACCGACAGAGACACCAACTAATACACCTACGGTTACTCCGACAGAGACTCCAACCAATACACCTACCCCTACAAATACCGAGACTCCAACAGAGACTCCAACTAATACGCCTACGGTTACTCCAACAGAGACTCCTACCAATACTCCTACCAATACTCCTACCAATACTCCTACGAGTACATTAACACCAACTCCGACTAATACCGAGAC